TGCCGTATTCGTTAATCAATCTGCGGTATTGAATCGGTAGATCATCGAATGTTTTAGACATAGATGTACCTCCTTAGGTGCCTTCGTCTTCTTAGCCACAGTATATCCTCTCATTGTTTGTGTTAATAGCCTCGTCAGACATCGTATAACGATGTGACCAATAGGGGACTTACACCGATAACTCGGATGCCTATTGGTTTCGGCTTACGGACTCGCGCTGTTCGCGCTCGCTCGTTTACGGTCGCCTCACTCGCGTTCCTTAGGCAGCCATTGCTACGCCTGAACCGATGCGGTTGACCACACCAGCCAGCAGGGCGATTGCCTCGGGGTTAATCTGGTCCCCTTCCTTTGGCTTCTCTTGGCGCTTCTTAGCCTTAGCAAGCAGGGCTTTGATAGCTTCATCCAGATTGAACGTCTTCTCCTCCTTGCCGCCAAAGGTCCACCACTTAGCTTCGAGTGCCTCACCAAGGGCAAGGCGCTTCGAATCGTTAAGGACCACAGCACCTTCGTCACCGAAGTCAATGGTACCAAATGTTTGCATGAAATCCTTGGCAGATTTGACACGCATACCTTCGGGCATGGACTCGATAAGCTTGGTGATAACCGTGGTATCACGGTGCTTGGCTACGTGCAGGATAGCCGCACAGAGCACCACTTGATACTGGTTAAAGCCCTTGGCAACGGTTGTGTTAGCCTGTTTCTGTGCTTTGAACAGAGCCGAGCTATCCGCCACCGAGCCGAGTGCTTCCACTTGATCAGCAATAGATTTCTTAGTTGTCATAGTTATGTACTCCTTCTTCACTGTACCAACCCGTACACCATGTATGGGCTGATTAATGAAGAAGAAGACGTATGATTAAGATAGACGAGCGATTAACGAAGCCATGCTTAAAGCGCGGGTTCACCTATGGTGCCAGCCACGAATGACCTTTACCATAGACTACACCTCTACCCGTGCAGACCTGTCGGATTCTACCGAGCGGGCATATGTTTTACCCGTTCGTTAACCGTTTACACGACCGACCCCATAGGCGGAATTACCATATGGCTTGACCGAGAGACGCCACCTAAGACGTCAATTGATCGGGCGTGTCCTATGTACCCAAGGCTGCTAGGATTACTTGTTTCCCCAGCGCTTAGGCGCGGCCAAGGTGCTTTGAGAGCCAAGGCCCCCACCGCATCTAACCGACTTAGCTTCACACCAGAGGGAATAAGTCCGGCGGACCTTGTTTGCGTGGCGCTTGGCCTTACGTTCAACGTACGTCATCGAGTACCCCCTTCGGTTACACGGTAAACAACAGCGCCTACCGATGATTTGAATGTACATGATCCCAACCCCTTTGCAAGTACTTTGTAAACCCTTGATAATAAAGGCGTATTAGGTTCCCATATCGTAAAAGTAATAAATGGAATAGCGAATCGAGCCGAAACGTAATATTATTACCCTTAAAGATATATAAGGTACGTCCCCTAACTGTAAATAAATGTGATTCGCTGTATTGACTAACCCGCCTATCCATGCTACCCTTATACAATATTTCCATAACTATAATCCCAGTAAGTCTAGCATAGACTGGCAGCCTTTGCAATAGGGGTGTTGGGTTATTCATAATAGTGGCTAGCACAGATCCCTTGCCTTTGTCAATCCCTATTGTAGTTACCATAATATTAATCCCCTAGCTAGCACAAGTCAATTCCGATTGTCAAGCTTTAATAGACCAGCCCGATTAATCATAAGTACCAACGATAGTACATAACGTATACGATTTACCGGAATCCATCGAACATAAAGGGAACACCAGTAATTTCCTTTCGTTCATACATATATAAACGCAAGAATCGCAAAGGTAAACGATTTATTAACGTGTTTATACCATAAGATCTAAGATGTTACTTTAAGAGTTACGGAACATTGACGCCCTGGTGGTCGCCGTTGTTAACCATCCTTAACGCCCTACCTTACGTAAACCCTTGATTATGCAAGCAATTATGGGATAGGAATATGTGAACAGGTGTTAAGGAATTCAATTATGACGAACCACGCGATATTCGGGAAATCGATGGCGTACGGATGGGGGTCGAGGGAGGGGTGGATGTTCTATCGACTCCCCTAATTTTCTCATAGAAATTCCCCTAAAAGCATCTAAGCCCAATGTTATCAATGGGTTAGCTATGGAAGGGGGTCCGCGGAACTGGGGGATGGTCTCATCACTAATAGACCAATCAAATCAATAGGATGTCGATTTCACTTGACAAGCTTTTTAAAGCATGGTATAATAGTAGTATAAGGAAGTAAGTAGATAGATAAACCTTAATAGTTAAACCAATTAGTATATACATTAAAGTTTAAACTAAAGACTTACAAGTTTAGGAATAATGAATAACTCTGTCCGGAGGGGACCTCACCTTGTCTAAAGTAACTTTAAGTACTATCTTATCTGGATTTTACTCTACTCAAACTATTAATAATAACTTTGATGAGTTAGTAGATGCTCTGGATAATACTCTGTCAAGAGACGGCTCCGCCCCTAATTCGATGGAAGCAGATCTTGATCTTAACGGTTATGGTCTTCTTAATGCTTCTATTACTTTGTCTTCCTATACAGTGGCCACCCTGCCCGCCGCTTCTGCGGACAACAGTGGCCAAGTGGTATACGTCTCTAATGGGGATAGCGGGTCCGCCTGCTTGGGTGTAAGCAACGGGGCTACCTGGCTACGGGTGGCGCTTGGAGCCGCTGTGAGTGCCCCCTAATGGCTCAATTGACCTATACCCCATCAAAGCAGCAATTGACGACCGTAGTAGGGAACGGAGCCCGTATCTACCGTACCCAGAGTCTGTTCCTTGAGACTATCAAGCCAGAGGATACAGCCCTTCCGGTATTTACCCTAGAGGATACCGACAACCTTGAACTAGGTCTCCCCAGCTTCCCTCGGCTATACTTGGAGGCACGGGACCCCACTGAGTACCTTCCTGCCAAGACCATATTGGGGTCCATGGCCCATTGGCAGAAGCTGACAGGTGCTGCTTGGTTCAAGTCCTACATCGAGGAGATGCGTCTGGAACTCTCCAAGCTAATTAAGTACGAGGCTATTAAGCAGCTGGAATGGGAATCCAAGAACAGCTCCAGCTCGGCTGTACGGGTATCTGCCCAGAAGTTCCTAGTCACTGTCGGGTCTGAACTTATGAACCAGCCAGTGGATAAGATCTCTGCTAGGCGAGGCCGCCCCTCTCAAGAGGAACTGAACGGAGTCCTTAAGAACCTTACAGATGAAGAGCGCCGGTTAATGGAAGACCATCAGCGGGTACTTAATGTCCTCCAGTAAACGTAAGATCATCAATAAGCAAAAGGGTTCTTCTGACCGTAAGCAGGAGATTCGTGACTTGGCGGAGGATGACCTTCTAGCCTTTATCCGTCTCATCGCACCCTACCGTGTCATTGGTCACGTACATGAAGACCTGTGTAAGTGGTGGACCCGCTCTACTGCGTCTAACCACCAACTAACTCTACTCCCAAGGGACCACGGTAAGTCCGCCTACATTGCCTATCGGTGTGTATGGGAGATAGTCAGACGGCCCGATATCCGTATTCTTTATGTCTCCTCTACCAGCGGTCTCGCTGAAAAGCAACTTAAGTCCATTAAAGACATCCTCACTTCCAAGATCTTCCAATACTACTGGCCTGAGTACGTTAACACGGAGGAAGGCAAGCGGGAGAAGTGGACCAACTCGGAGATAGCTATTGACCACCCAAAGCGTAAGTCGGAAGGTATTAGGGATGCTACTGTATTCACTGGGGGTCTTACTACCTCCCTTACTGGCTTCCATTGTGATATTGCTGTACTTGATGACGTAGTAGTTCAGGAGAACGCCTACACCTCAGATGGTCGTAAGAAGGTAGAGGAGCAGTACAGCCTACTAGCATCTATCGAAGGTACCGATGCGAAGGAATGGGTAGTAGGTACGCGGTACCACCCCAAGGATCTGTACAATACCCTTATCCAAATGAACGAGGATGTCTTCGATGAAGACGGGGAAGTAGTTGAACAAAGGCCAGTGTATGAACTATTCGAGAGACAAGTCGAGGACAAGGGCGACGGTACGGGTCAGTTCCTGTGGCCCCGCACAGCACGTTCTGATGGTAAGTGGTTCGGGTTCAACAAGGAGATCCTTGCCAAGAAGAGAGCTCAGTACATCGATAAGACTCAGTTCAGGGCCCAGTACTACAATGATCCAAACGACTTGGGGTCTGGTCTGATTCAACGAGAACGGTTCCAATACTACGAGCCTAAGCACCTATCCTTTAACAACGGACATCTGTTCTTCAGGGACCGGCGTCTTAACGTTTACGCGGCAGTGGACTTTGCCTATTCCACGAAGATCCGGTCTGACTATACGTCGATCGTTGTAATAGGTATTGACCACCAATCTAACATCTACGTCCTTGATGTAGACCGATTCAAGACTTCCAAGATATCCGAGTACTTTAGTCATATTGTACAGCTTCAGTCTAAGTGGGGATTCCGTAAGTTACGGGCTGAAGTGTCTGCAGCTCAGGAGGTCATTGTAAAGGAACTCAAGGAGCAGTATATGAAGCCTCAAGGGATTGTCCTAGCCATCGATGAACACCGGCCTAACCGAACCCAAGGTTCGAAGGAAGACCGTATGGCAGCTATCCTAGAGCCACGCTATACCAACATGTCTGTGTGGCACTACAGGGGTGGTAACTGTGAGGTACTCGAGGAGGAGTTAATCCTTCAGAACCCCCCTCACGATGACGTAAAGGACGCCCTCAGCGCGGTTATTGGTATTGCTGTACCACCTACCTTTCAGGGATTCTCATCGACTAAGCGTAATAACATTGTCTATAATTCAAGGTTTGGAGGTATGGGTGGCTGATATATTGTCTTTTCCTAAGATCGATAGGACCTCTGATGATGTGGTTGTCTGGCAATGTGGCTGTGGATGCCAAGCCTTTTACATCTACAAGGACACCGGTGAGTGCGTCTGCCACGACTGCGATGGCATCCACCCTGGATTCAAGATGGTGGATATTCGAGATAAGTCTTGACATAACCTAAAAGATGTGTTATAATAGAGATAATGGGTATAACCTTAGATCTAAATACAGTCATTAATCCAGATACCTTGGGCTCGGCTATTGCCTCCAAGTGGTCTGAATGGAACAGCTTACGCCACCTCTGGCTAGAGGAGAAGCGTGAGCTGCGTAACTATATCTTTGCCACAGATACCCGTAAGACATCTAATGCCGCCCTGCCTTGGAAGAACTCCACTACCATCCCCAAGCTTTGCCAGATCAGGGATAACCTGCACGCCAACTATATGGCCGCCCTGTTCCCTAACGACAAGTGGCTGGCTTGGGAAGGCGACACCCGAGACGATGTTACCAAGAAGAAGGCTAAGGTTATTGAAGCCTTCATGTACAACAAGACTTCGGCGTCTGACTTCAGACCCACTACCAGTCGACTCCTCCTTGACTGGATTGACTACGGTAACTGCTTTGCCACTATTGAATTCCAGAATGAATCGTACACGGATAAGTCTACAGGCGAGGTCTACCCAGGGTACGTAGGGCCCAAGCTGGTACGCATCAGCCCCTTTGACATTTGCTTTAACCCCCTTGCTGCTGACTTTGCGTCTACTCCTAAGATTGTACGTACCGTCAAGTCTCTTGGTGAACTCAAGAAAGAACTCCAAGCAAACCCCTCTGATGAGATCGCACTTGCTGCGTTTAACCGCGCCATAGAGACTCGTACCAAGCTTCGGGAAGTAACCGAAGGTGACGTAATCAAGGACGGCGGGTTTGCCATCGATGGCTTCACTTCGTACCAACATTACTTTAACTCAGACATGGTGGAGATCCTCACGTTCTACGGAGATCTGTACGACGTACTAGCAGACCAATTCTATGAGAATCATGTTATCACCGTCATCGATAGAGCATATGTGCTCAGCAATAAACCTAACCCCAACTGGCTTGGTCGTGATCATTTCTATCACTGCGGTTGGAGAATGCGCCCAGATAACCTCTACGGTATGGGACCCCTTGACAACCTTGTCGGGATGCAATACCGCATAGACCATCTTGAGAACCTCAAGGCGGATGCCTTTGACCTGATCGCCTTCCCTATGCTCAAGATCCGTGGGGACGTACAGGCATTCAACTACCAACCCCATGAACGTATCTACGTAGGGGATGAAGGGGACGTTGAGTTTATGCACCCCGATCCAGCGGCTCTTGCTGCTGACAACCAGATCGCCATCCTTGAAGCTAAGATGGAAGAAATGGCGGGTGCACCCAAGCAAGCCATGGGTATTCGTACCCCTGGGGAGAAGACAGCGTTTGAGGTTCAATCCCTTGAGAACGCAGCTGGTCGTATCTTCCAGAACAAGACTATGTACTTTGAGTCAGACTTCCTTGCCAAGATCCTGAATGCTATGCTTGAGGTGGGTCGCCGTAACATGACTTCCCCCGAGCTGGTCAAGATGCTTGATGACGATATTGATGTAGTTGTCTTCGAGTCGGTAACCAAGGAAGACATCAAAGCCTCAGGAAGACTTCGCCCCGTAGGCGCTAGCCATTTCCAGAAACGGGCCCTATTGGTCCAGAACCTTATTCAGATGCTTAACAGCCCCATCGGTCGGGACCCAGCTATCGCTGTCCACCTATCGGGTAAAGCCCTAGCTAAAGCCGCAGAAGATATTCTAGATCTTGGACGGTTTGAATTGTATGCAGATAACGTACGTGTAATCGAACAAATGGATACACAGCGTCTTATGCAAGAAGGTCAACAACAGCTTGAGGTAGAGAATGCGACCCCAGCCAATCTCACCCCAGCGGGTTAACAAGATTAGTTCTAATTGGTCCAGTCATCTTCCAGCCGACAAGCAACGGGAATTTGAGGGACACGTACTTGGTGCACTTCCTATACTTAAACGTCTTAAAGAGATGATTGAGTCCAAGGATGAGGCACGAGAGGTCTTCAAGGAAGACGACCTTAAACAAGCTTCCTGGGCGTACGTAGCTGCCGACCGCAATGGCTATCGTCGCGCTCTTAGAGAAATCATTAACCTTATAGATGTGGACCAACACAAATGACCCAACCCGCCCCTACTGACGCAACCGTATTTGACCCAGCTACTGTTGAACAGGCTACCCAATCAATTGTTGAAACGCTTGTTGGCGAAGGCCGCAAGTTCAAGGATGTCGAGGCTCTTGCCAAAGGTAAACTTGAATCGGATCAATTCATTGAGAGGATCACCAACGAGAACGCCGCTATGCGTAAAGACATGGAAGCGCTTCAGCTGTTGGTAAAGGATACACTTGGAGCCCGCGGTAACCAACCCGCGCCGTCGCAGCCAACCGGCGCTTCGGTAGACCCCAGTGATCTTTCGGAACTTATCCGAAACGAGATTACCCAGACCAGACAAAAGGAAGCAGCCCAGTCTAACCTTGTCGAAGCCGACAGAGTACTGGTTGCCCACTACGGTACTAAGGAGCAAGCCCAGAAGGCGATCACAGAAAAGGCACGAGAGCTTGGGATGCCCGTGTCTTGGATGACGGAATCTGCGGCCAGAAACCCTAAGGCTCTTTATACTTTGCTTGGTCTTGGCGAACCTACTAAACAACCCGTAACACCTTCCTCTAAGCCTACGGTGAATACTGACGCTGCGAACTTCGCCCCTACGGGTGCTGGTTCCAAAGTCGGTACGAAGGAATACTACGACGCTATGCGCCGTGAGAACCCTTCGCTCTACTGGAATCCTCGGACCCAGCAAGAGATCCACAAGAAGGCCCTTGAGGGTGTTTACAAAACACGATAACAACCCCTTATAGGAGATAGACAATATGTCTGCTTTTACTTCCGATACAGATCAGCACCTAATCAGGTCTGAGATCTGGTCAAGCCAACTCAAGGACGTCCTCTACGACGAGCTTATGGGTACTAAGTATGTCAACTGGCTGAGCGAGTTCCCCGATGGTGATACGTTCACGATCCCCTCGATTGGTCCGATGCAAGTCGATAACTACGAAGAAGATACTGCTGTTAAGTATCGCGCTATGGATACCGGTGAATTCAACTTCACTATTGGTAACTATATCTCTTCGGGTACGTACATCACGAACAAGATGAAGCAGGACTCGTTCTACATGAGTCAGCTCGTCAGTGCGTTTGTACCTAAGCAAGCTCGTGCAATTCAGGTAGATGTTGAAACCAGCATCCTGAACCTGAGTGCATCGCAGACGGCTTCGAACGTTAACGCTATCAACGGCGCGGATCACCGCTTTGTTGCTACGGGTACGAACGAAACGATTGCTCTTGCTGACTTTGCAAAGGCCCGTTACTCGCTGAAGAAAGCTAACGTTCCGGATACCAACCTTGTGGCCATTGTTGACCCCTCGGTTGAGTACACCCTGAACACGCTCAGCAACCTTGTCAACGTATCTAACAACCCAATGTGGGAAGGTATCGTTACGTCTGGTATCGCAACCGGTATGAAGTTCGTTAAGAACGTCTTCGGTTTCGACGTCTACGTTTCGAACCGTCTCGCGGACGCTAACGAAACCATCGGCGCTAAGACGACTGCTGCTGGTAAAGCCAACATGTTCTTCAGCGCTGCTGGGGATGTGTTGCCCTTTATTGGTGCATGGCGTCAGATGCCGAAGGTCGACAGTAAATACAACATGGACTTCCAGCGTGATGAGTATGTCACGACTGCTCGCTATGGTGTCAAGCTGTACCGTCCTGAAAACCTTGTCTGTGTCCTTGCTGACACTGACCAAGTTTAATAGAAAGGAATATCTAACATGACTGCTTGGACAAACTCTGATGGCCTTCGGGTCAAATTTGGTCTCGATGAGTCGAAGAAAGCCAAGGAGGGCTCCCAATCCGGTGCGAACGGTACTGACAATCTTGTCATTGCTGACGTAGTTGGTACGGATCTTACCTCGGCTTCGGCTGTGCTTAACGGTGGCGGCGTTTCCGCTGTTGTTATTCCGGCTGGCGCGATCCTTCGTAGAGCTACCTTCGTAACTGAAGTGGCCTTTACGTCGGGCGGCTCGGCTACCCTTAACCTTGGTCTTGCCAAGTTTGATGGTACGACCTACGACGCAGACGGTATCGACGCAACAGTTGCACTGACGGCTATTGATGCCATTGGTGAGACGGTTACGTGCGACGGCGCTCTGGTCGGTGGTGCACTTGCCTATGACTGCATTCTCGTAGCGGACTATGACACCGCTGCGTTTACTGCGGGTCGCGGTAAGTTGTTCATCGAACTGATCTACCCTGACGTCTAATAACACCTCCGTGTGGTTGGCTAGCGAATTAAAACCTCGCTAGCCGCTACGCCCCCTTAAGTAAAGGAATAAATACATGGCTAACCCTACCGCTAAAACAGGTGGAGAAGTTATGGACTTCCAAGGTCTGGCGATTAAAGCAAGCCAGTTCCTTGACGCTAACGGTGCAGTCATTTCGACTACACGCGGTTCAGCAATTGTCCACCTTACTGATAGCACTGGCGGCGCTACTGGTAACAACACTCTCGCCGCTATGGTCACTCAGACGGCCCTCACGGATAACGCTGCTGGCGTTGCTGCTGACGGTACTATTGCGGCTATCTCAGACCTCAGCACGGCAGGTGGTAACACCTACACGGATGCTGCCGTCAACGCAAAGCTGCAACTGGTACGCGATGCCGTGAAGGAGCTTAGCACGACTGTTAACCTCCACACGACGGCTATTAACACTGGTCGTGATAACCTTGCGGATCTCGCTGCAAAGGTTAACGCTATCCTTGCAGCCCTTGAAACGGCTGGCATTATCTCTACGTAATAGGAGAACCCCTCGGCTATGGCAGACATACAGCATAAGAACATCGCTGATGCGGATCGTCACGAGCCGAAGGGGGCTTCTACAGCCGCATCCGGTACAGTGTACGTATCTAACGGATCAGGCTCAGGCAGCTGGACTACCATTGGATCTATGGTCTTGTTGTCTACTCAGACAGCATCAGCGAGTACGTCACTTAACTTCACGGGCATCAGTTCAACTTACGGTACGTATCTATTCATACTTGAAGACATCCGCCCAGCAACTGACGGAGCCATCCTTTACTTTAGAACGTCTACCAACGGCGGTGGTGCCTACGATTCCGGTGCTACTAACTATACCTACCGTATGGAGACCGACACACTTGATAGCGGCCCCGCTGTAGCTACCATATCGGGCGGTCAGAACAGCGGGATACAACTTACGGGCCAAGTTGGGAATGCCTCGGACGAAGGTGTATCAGGTATGCTGTACCTAATTAAACCATCCGGTACGACTCGCAATAAGATGATCACTGGACGTATGCACGCTCATAATACCTCAGGCACCCCAGTGCTTACTAAGGTAGACGGCTATCGTGCAGCAACTACTGATATCGACGCAGTTCGTTTCATTATGTCTGCTGGTAATATTACTTCTGGTTCAATCAAGATGTACGGAATTGAGTAGATGTCTCAACATGTGGACCTAACAGAGATACGTGTTCTGCTTGAGCGCAACGTAGTCGCTCTAGAGCATATGGGCGAGCAGATATCCGAGCTTAAGGATCAAGCAGTGCCTGATGCGATTAATCGAGTTAAATCTCTTGAAGAAGATGTGTCTAACCTGAACAAGCACCACTGGGGATTTATGGGTATCGTATCCTTTGTATTAACTCTCTTTGGATTATATAAATAGTATGTCAAAGATCGAAGACCTAAGCGACCTTGGTGGTAGTCTGGCTAACGAGACATCGGTAACCAACACTATCAATGCCAACAACCAGCGTATCGAAAACGCCCTAGCCAACACCGTCAGCTTGGATGGTTCTGCTCCTAACTCAATGGCAGCAGACTTTGATATGAATGGCTTCAACATTCTTAACCTTCCCACTCCTACTGAAGACACCCACCCTGCAACCAAGGACTACGTAGACTCAGCTGCCATTGGCGAGCTGGGTTCACCTATCAGTATAGTCAACGGCGGTACGGCGGGTGTTACCGCTTCTGAAGCACGAGATAACCTTGGTCTTGAGATTGGTACAGACGTACAAGCGTACTCTGCAACTCTTGCTTCTGTAGCAGCCGGTACATACGCAGGCAGTACGAGTACCACGACAGTGGGTACCATTACGACGGGCACATGGAGCGCTACTGACATAGAGGTAACTGACGGTGGTACCGGTGCTAGCACTGCGTCTGCCGCTCGTACAAACCTTGGTCTAGTTATTGGTACAGACGTACAAGCATACGACGCTGAGCTGGCTGCCATTGCGGGTCTTACCAGCGCAGCAGATAAAGTCCCTTACTTCACCGGATCAGGTACGGCAGCTACAGCCACCTTTACCACAGCAGGACGCGCACTCGTTGACGATGCAGACGCCTCTGCCCAACGTACAACCCTCGGCCTTGGTACCGCTGCTGTGGTTAACACAGGCACCTCTGGCACAACCATTCCGTTACTGGATGGTACCAACACTTGGTCCGGTACACAGACGTTTGGTACAATCAACCTTGGTGAGACTAACCTCAGTGTATACGAGGAAGGTACATTCACACCTACTGCTGAAGGTAGTACTGCTGCCGGTACAGGTGCGACTTACTCATCACGCCTCGGTTACTACGTACGTATTGGTACATTTGTGTACTTTACAATCTATATCTCTTACTCTGGTCTTAGCGGGGCTACTGGTAACTACTACATCACTGGTCTTCCGTACACCGCAAAGAACGTAACCAACTTGTTCTGGGGCGCACCTGCCACCTACCAAACCAACCTTACTGCCCCTGCCAGCTCAATGGTCAGCGGTCTTGTAAGATTTAACACATCCCGTATCGAGCTATACAGTACAGCAGTAGCTGGCGGTAACTCCGCCCTTCTTGCTATTGATGCTGCTAACGACATAATCTTAAGTGGGTTTTATCAGGTATGATGGTTATCACAAGCGTATTTATCTCTTCCGAAGATGTGGGTAATGTCATTCGTGTAAAGGAACGGGATGACGAGACAGGCGCTCTGCGTATGTCTGTGTACTACCCAAAAGATCACGATTTACTACTAAAAGAATTCGGGGATAAGATGCTCCCTGTTGTACAACAAGCGAGGTTAACACAATGACTGCAACGTTTAGCGCAGGTATGATTAATGGCACTAATGACTTTATAGTTATCAGCTGGACTGGTCTTGCAAACGGGGAGTCCGGTTCGGCGTATGCCATTCCGACCTTTGCAGACAAGACTCTACAGATTGGTGGTACTCTTGGCGTAGGTGGCACGGTTTTGCTGGAGGGTTCTAATGATGGTACCAACTTTGTAGCCATGCATGACACCCAGGGTAACAACCTTTCATTTACGTCTGCACAGATGCAACTGATTGTTGAGAACCCCCGATACATCCGCCCTCGCGTAACAGCAGGGGACGGTTCTACATCTATCACAGTAACTATTGCTTGCAGGAGCCGTTAACCATGATGACTAAAGACGATCTTTCCGTATTGTGCGACCAGCTGGAACGCGGTCTTCGTCAATACAAAGCCTTTGAGATGGGGGTAGAATCTGTGAAGAAACTCAGTAACCTATTCCAAGTAGAGAGCGATATCACTAAGCGTGTAGCAGAGGTGCAAGCCGAACTAGACGCCCTTGTTCTTCGGGAACAGGAGGCACTCTCCAAGGTCGAGGTAGCCCGTGAAACGGCTAATGAGATTCTTGGTAAGGCATCTGATGAAGCTGATGGTATTGTAAAGGACGCGGCTAATCGTGCGGACGTCTTGCTTATCAAGGCTAACGCTGATCTGGATACCGTTCGTGAGATCGAAGCAGCTGTATCCCTCAAGGTCGAAGAGCGCCGCAGAGACCTCAAGGACGTAGAGGAATCCATTGGCGCACGCGCTGGTGAACTCAAAAGGCTTGAGCAAGTACTTGAGTCCCACAAGAAGAAACTTCAAGAGATCTTGGGGTAACTTAATTGACTATCCTTTCAGACCAGGGGGTGCAAGGTAATGGCAAACATCACGATTTCAAACAACGGCACGCAGGCGAGATCGGCTCTTTATACCGATGGCGGCACTGAATACGCGCCTGCTGTTTTAGCAACGCCCTCACTGAAGCTGACTGACAAAGATGGGAATGTGACCATCATCCGCCC